GGACGTAGTCCATCCAACATACAAAACCAAGGAGAAGAAAATGCCAGGAAGAGGTCGTGGAAAAGGCAAAAAGCCACCAAAGCGTTGATTGGTATGCGTATTTCAAGAGCATTAGAACAGAATGCCCTTGGAGTTATGCCGCTTACCTTAAGGGTAAGATTGATATCAGAGAATACAAAGGTGAGAAATTACCCTTAGGCGATTTCTCAGCCCGTATGTATATCATCAATGCTCCAGATGCTACTGTAACTGCCATAGCAGAAGGCTTTGACTATGAAGATACTAAATATGAATGGTTCTATTCATACCCAGGGTATGGACGCTATGCAACACCTGTAAGCGTGATCATACAACAGAGTAGATCACAGTTGCAAGACATAAGAAGTCGTCAATAAATACACCGTATACTCCAGAGTGTAATAAATAAACATATAAACTCGCAAGGAGGCGATGCACAATGTCAGACAATACATTGGTTGAAGATATGGGAACTGATCCCGCAAACGATTCTGTTGAAAATCAGGCACCAGCAGCAAAGACCTATACGCAGAAGGAAGTAGACGATATGATGGCGAGGATGAAAACATCCCTCCAGAAGAAACTGTTGAAACCCTATGAAGACCTAGGTGATCCAGACGAACTACGCAGTCTTCGTGAACAGGCACAGAAGCGTGAACAAGAAGCGCAGATGAAGCGTGGAGAGTTTGACAAGATCATACAGGACCTGGCTGCTAAAAAGGATGCTGAAATCCAAAAGAGAGATATGATCATTACTGAATACAAAGTGAATACACCTATCCTCAGTGCTGCCGCACAGTATGGTGCTGTCAACGCAGAGCAGGTTCGTCAACTTTTATCACAAAATGTTCGCCTCAACGCAGAGGGCGAAGTTGAAGTGGTTGATACACAGGGCAGTGTTCGTTACACTGACTCAGGTAAGCCACTTGGTGTCAATGATCTAGTGCAGGAGTTCCTAAATAGCAATCCGCATTTTAAGGCTGCTACACCCGCGACCACTAACACAAAAACCAACATCAGCCAGACTGCTGGTGCTAAGATTGATATCTCCAAATTGGATCTAAAGAATCCACAAGACCGTAAACTTTACGCCCAAGCAAGGGGCGTAAGAGCCTACTAAATTATATCAAAGGAGATTTTAAATGGCTAACAATACCACTATCAACAGCGAATTGTTTACAAGACTACTGTCTGACGCACAATTTGCTGCTTATGAAAACTCAATCGCACGTCAGATCGTGACGCCGTTTGATTATCCAGCCAACGCTGGTAAAGTATTACAAGTTCCAGTCTGGGCCAGTGTAGCAGCCGCTGGACTCACAGAAGGTACGGCTCCCTCAGCCGCTGACACCAACACCACAGAAGCCACCATCACTCTAGCAGAGATTGGTGTTTACTTCCAGGTCACAGATCTTCTGCGTGATTCCGCAGAGCGTGATGTGATCAGTGATCTTGGACTGAACGCTGGACAGGCCATCGCTGAAAAGATGGACACAGATGTGTTCGCTCTGTTCAACAGTTTCTCTGCCAGCGAAGGCACAGAAGACAGTGCCATCACTGTAGACAACATCTTCAATGCTATCGCTAAGATCCGTGCTAACAAAGTCACTGGACCTTTGTTTGGTGTGATTGGTCCTCGCCAAGCACTCCAGGTCAAGAAAGCCCTTTACAACGCAGGTGGCACAGTTGCTACTTCCAGCACATTGGGTTCCGCAGTTCTTGAGCGTGGTTTCATTGGAACCATTGGTGGATGTTCATTGTTTGAAAGCAGCCTCGTCAAGAGCGATCTTGACACTGACACTGACACTGAACTCAATATGGTTGGTGCTATCTTCGCTCCTACGGCTATTGGTCACGCTATGCGTGGTGGTATCACGATGGAGACCCAGCGTCAAGCAGCCGCTCGTGCCACAGACATTATGATGACTGCGGTAGTTGGTCAGGCCATCCTACAAAACGGCCACGGTTGCAAGTTAGTTGGTTCTGCTTCTGACTAATTAGGAGATAGATATGGCTTTCATTGAAGAAGCAGGCACAGTCGTAAGTTTTGCAGAGTTTCAAGATGTGTTGAACAAAGATCAACGCCTCTTTGAAGCCAATGAAGGCCTTTCTGACACCACTGTTGATAATAGTCTGGTTAGAGCCACAGAGCGCATACTGGCAAAGTTGCGCTCCAGTGACTGGTGGAGAACCTACTATGTCAGGCGAGATAATTCAACAGTGTACTCCACTGTGGCTGACGTTCCAGCACTAAATCCTAATCGTATCAAAGCGAGACAAAATGATTTCACAGATCTCTGCGTTTATACTGCCCTGGCAGATTTTATTCTACCATCAGTAGCAGACTTTGGCAATCAGGATTCAGCAGAACGCCAGAAGATGGCTTATTACACACAGCGAGCAGACGCTCTCTACGGAGAGTTGATCACTGCTGGTGACTGGTATGATTTTGACGATGATGATACTATTCAGTCAGATGAGAAATCACCAGGACAATATAACCTAAAGAGAGTGAGATGAGACAGGCAGTCATTGATTACCTACAAGGCGAAAATCTAGGCAGTTTTACCATTGCCAATGAAGTGCCTTGGCAGGAATCAGGTACGGATCTATATCTAAAGAATCTCAAAAAGATCTATGTAGATGTAGATGCTTTTACCACTGAACCTGCTATAACTACTTTCTCAGGGTTGTATCTAAATAATGAGACCACAGTTGTCAGAGTCTATTTTGCTAATGATGCGAAACAGATACCTTCAAATTACGATGAAGTCGTTGGATTGATCAAGGCTGCTAAAGAAATCTCTTCCGCGGAAGGTTTTACACGCAGAGAAGCAGAAGTCTCAACATCCTATGAAAGCGATCGCCTCGTAACTGAAATAGAACTACGATATATCAAACTAACATAAAGGAGACGCCAGATGGCATATATCAGCCCAGGCCCAGGATCAACTAATCAGATCACATTGAAACTAGACGTTGCAACCAGTGAAACTGATACTCAGATTGGGGGCTCACCACTAACTGTACCAGCGTTACAGGACATAACAATCAACGCTGCCAACGATGTTTTTACCTGGAGCCAGTTAGATAGTTCAGCCAAATTACAGGTTGCTACTACTTCTACTAACTCTATCAGTATGAACCTCGTTGTAGATCCAACAACATTCTTTGGCACCAATGTGGCAGCCGCTGCTACTGGTACTATTGCAGAACAAGGTATAATGGGTTGCTCACGCAACAAGACATTAGTTACCTTTGCTCTAAAAGTCAGAGAATCCGCAACTGATATTTTTATCAGAGGCACTGGATATATCACTGGTCTAGCACCTACCGTAAGTGCTGACGCACCAGTATGGGTTTCACCTTGCACCATTACCGTGGTTGGTGAGTACCTAACATCTTCATCTGAAGCAGCCTAACCGCTCTTTAGCGAATGATGGGATAAGGGGGCTAATAACCCCCTTTCTTTTTTGTGTAAATAAATACAAAGGGAGAAAGATTGATGGATGTCATAGACGACAAAAGTGACAAAGAACTGCTTGAAAGCCTTATAGCAGAAGTTGCCAAGGCTTCAAACGAAATCAAATGCGCCCGTGGCGACATTGAAAAAGCACAGAGCCGTATTAGATTTATCAATATGGTCCTGCATACATTGATTGATAGACAAGGAGATAGATAGAATGAAAATCAACCAAATAGCCTCAAAACCACAACTAACAAAAATCGTCTTAGATGATGAAGCCACTGTGAAAGAATACGGTGAACCTATTGAAGTATGGACCTGGGATCGCCAGCCTCTTGAAACTTTTATGAAATTAGCCAATACACAAGGATCTGATCCTGGTGCGATCATTGACATCGTCAAGACATTGATCTTAGATGACCAAGGTAATGAGGTCCTAGTAGACGGAAATATGCTACCAACCAAAGTTCTTCTGCCGTTGATCAACAAAATAGTTGAAACATTGGGAAAGTAATAGGTGAGGAACCTGAATGGGGGAGCCCTGAAGCAGAAATGTTGATAACCTTACATAGTTTAGCCAATACGTACAAGATGTTGCCTAGTGAATGTTTGGACCGTGCTTCAACATTTGATCTCTATGTGATGGATACTTACCACAGGTACCAACTTTACCAAGAGAAAAAAACACAAGGGGGAGCACCGTCTGCACCAAAACTAACAGAGCAACAGATGTTAGATATGATCAAGCGTGCCAGAGAAGAATAAGGAGCGGATAGTGTTAAAAATAACAAAAACTTCAGATAGGATGACTCCTAGTTTACTGGCAAATGCTAGAAAACTGCGTGAACGATTGCCTAAGGAAACATTAGATGAGTGGATCAAGAATACCCCACGTAAAACAGGTAATGCTCGCAGGCAAACAAGATTAGCACAAAATACTATTAAGGCTGACTATCCATATGATGTGCCATTGGATGACGGTAGTTCAAAACAAGCACCAAGAGGTATGGATAAACCAACCTGGGAATGGTTGCAGCGTAGAGTTAAACAACTGTTAGGAGCAAAATAATGGCTGATACCACATATAGAGTTAATATAGAAAGCAGACAAGCAGAACGTGCTTTAATTGGTCTGCAAAATACAGCATCAGGTGTAACTGCCGCTCTGACTGCCTTAGGTAGTGTGTTAGCCACAGGGCAATTGCTTGATTTCGCTGATTCTATCACTAATGTACGAAATAGATTGGCTCTATTAGCGCCTACACAAGAAGCGGTCAATGAACAATTCCAGGCGCTTAGTGCTATCGCTATCACAGCCCGTACACCTTTAGAACAGACCGCTGACTTGTATTTCCGTATCGCAAGAAACGCT